GTCTAGGAAAGGCTTTCGACGGTACATACGATTCGCTGAGAAAAAAGGGTTTCGACACTTCGGAACTCGAAATGATTACGAATGCGTTGAAACTGAATGAAGACCTTAAAAAGGGGAATGTAAAGACCGACAAGAAAACCGGGGAATTAAAACTCAGCGCAGATGACAAGGAATTGCTCAAGTGGCTGAAGGAGCACAGGGGTCAGAACATCGAGGACTTGAAGGTCGCCGCCCTTGAAAAGGCGATGGCAGACTGGAAGGGCCTTGCGGACGAATTTGCCAAGACGGACGAAGGCAAGATTCAGCAGCTAAAGAACACCATCGGCGACATGCGCGAGGAAATCGGGCGAGAACTGTTGCCTGTCGTTGCAAATCTTGCCAAGGAAATAAAGGGCAACCTGCCCGCACTCAAGGGAATTTTCGACAGCCTCAAGGATTCTATCGTCTCGATGATCCGTGCGGTGAACGACCACATGGACGGAATAAAGACGCTTGCAAGCACAATTTCGTCGTTCGTATCGTTCATTGCGGGACACATCAGCGAAATAGTGGCGTTTTCCGTCACGTTCAAGACGGTGGCGATGTTCGCTCCCGCAGCGGCAAGCGGAATGGAGTCGATAGGGTCTTCCATAATGAAGCTTGTAAGGAGCAACGCCTTCGGACTTGTTGCCGCGGGAATTGTAGCATTGTCTGTAACGGCGGTAGAGGCCGCAAAGAAGATGCGTAAGGCCAGGGAAGACCGGAGGTACAGCGAAGCGCAGGACGCCATCGACAAGTACTCCGTGACAAAGTCCCGTGTGGCAAGGCTCAAAAGTCAAGGAAAGACATTCGACCCTCTTACCGGGAAATCCGTATCAGAAATGGAACGCTCACTGAATGGTCTGAGGGAAAAGGCCGGTTTCGCCGTCGCCGATTACGCAAAGAATCGCGTAGAGAATGGACAGTACAGCGGTGTGGAACAGGAATGGCTTGACAAGCTCGATGCAAAAAGCGGATTCAACATGAAAGTCGGTGGTCGTAACATCCACATTTACGGCAAGGACTCGAATGGGGATGTCACCGGATTCGCAGAATGGAAGAAGGCAGAAGAGGCGTTCCGTGATGTATACGAAAAGTCAAAGGAGGATGCCGCAATTGCGGGGAAGGGCGACACCTACAACAACAGCATAACAGTCTATAACAGCATATCGGCAGACTCCGAAATGACGGCGAAGATCATCAAGGAACAGCTGCGCTTCTTCGCCACGTCACAGCTCAACTTCACCAGCCGCACAGCAGCGGCAAAGGCTTTCGCGCTATGATAACGTTCCCGTACCAAGGCCTCATAGACAAGTTCACAGGCGAAGACATGCCTCCGAAGGTCATGCAGTCGTCGCTGTTCTTCCGCGACGAGGGCTTCGGACTAGACGAACTTAAATTCGACTTGCTGATAGACGAGTCACACAGCCTTGACTTCGACATTCCGGAGCACGCGGTCGAGAACGGGTCTTCCATCAGCGACCACGTTTGCGAACGCCTGCGTTCAGTACAAATTACAGGCCTTTTCACTAACCACCCTATAGGCGGCAAGAAGAGCGGGTACGTGAACGAGGATGGAACGGTCAATGAAGAACCGGACGAAGTGAACGTTGAAGGCGTCGAAGGACGCGGGAACGTCTCGCTCGACGAAAAGTTCAGGAAACTGAAGGAAATCGCGAGAAGCCGCAAGCCGGTGCGGCTTGTGACCTCGTTGGAAGTCTACGAGGAGATGGTCTTCGAGTCCATCCCGTATTCGAGAGGCCCGGACGACGGCGAAAGCATCAAGTTCACCGCGAAGCTCCGCGAGGTACGCACGGCCAAGGTTTCGACCGTCAGACGCGACGGCGTTTGGAATCCGCCAGCCCCGAAGACGCAAGCGACGGACGCCGGCAAGAAGATGGCCGAGAACGCGAAGGCCGGGAAGGCGACGGCCATAGAAAAGGCTACAGGGAAGATTCAGGAATCTATAACGGGGAAGGTGATGCAGCCATGATGGAAATCCCAATCAACAATGACGGCGGCGCGTGGCGCACGCTGTCCGTCAACCTTTCGGGCGTGTCGCTCTCGATACGCCTACTGTGGAACAGCCGCGACGGCCACTGGTTCGCCGACTTCGAGTCCGTGGACGGTAAGAACAACGGCATACGGCTCGTCACCAACACGCCGCTTCTCGCCTACAAGAATCGCTGCCTGAACGGCGGCGATTTGGTCGTCCTTAAAAGCACGCTCGACTGCAAGGAGCCTCTAGGCTTCGACAACCTCGGTAGCGACTACACTCTGAACTACATCGACGACGACGAAAAGAAGGAACTTTATTCGATATTGACGGGGGGATCGTAGCCTATGGCGTTCGGAAGGGCGGTGCAACTCCTTGTGGGCAAGTTCAGCAAGGGCAACGAGACGGGCGGCGAGACGACGCTGGACCTTTCGGCTCTCGACATCGAGTTCGAGGTGACGCGGTCCGTCGAGTGGTACGACAACGGCGCGGAAATCACCATCTACAACCCGAAGCCGTACACGCTGAACTCCATCATGAACGAAGGCAACTCCGTGATCCTCAAGGCCGGTTACGAGGACGAGGGCGGGGCGAAGACGATATTCGCCGGGCAGATAGCCTACGCCGTGCCGAAGCGCAACGGTAAGGACTTGGCTCTTGAGATAAACTGCGTACAGGCGAGGGGAAACTTCTACCAGCTTGCAAGGCTCCACTGCTCCGTGTGCTTCTCGAAGGGAAAGACGGTACGCGCATGCCTACAGGAGCTGTGCGATTACGCCGGGATAGTGCTGAGTGCTGGCGAGGGGGCGTTCATCGACGGCCCTCTGGCGTACCCGTACAGGCACTCCGGGACGTTCACGGACACCGTGGAGGACTTCTACGAATACGCGCTCAATGGCGAGGGGAAGGTCATACTATACCTCGACAACAACGAGCTTATCGTCATGGGCCGCGACAAGTCCATAGAGCTAGAGGAAGTGAACCTCACGCATGATACCGGGCTTCTCGAATGCCGCATGGAGCGCGACGAGAGCCTGAACAAGGTCAATTTCGGCGACGACCCGAACTACTTCTTCATGTCTAAGGAGGAGGGCGACGTGCAGCCGCTGGAACGGCCAAGCAAGGAAATCGACCGCATCAAGAAGGTACGTGGGCGCTGCCTGATGAACGCGGCCATAGTGCCGAACTGCTTCGTGGACATCGACAGCACGGACGGCGGAGATTACGACAGCGTGCTTGCTGTGAAGGGCCGCTACATCGTCACAGACTGCACCTACAAGGGCGGCAACGTAGGGAGAGACTTCACGGTTGAATTTACGGCGCAAGAGCCGAACGGGGGGAACTGATGGCGAACGGCTTGGACAAGATAATCGTGAGATTGGTGCGGACGCTCATAGACTCCTACATGGAGGGGTTCGAGACTGCGTTCCCGGCGGTGGTTAAAAAGGTAAATGACGACGGCACGGTTGACGTTACGCCGTCGATCCGCAACGTGCTGAAGAACATGCAGATAGAGCCGGACGGCAAGGACGGCAAGACGCTGCCAGTCGAGGGCGTGCCTGTTCTTTGGCCGGGAACATCGGCGGCTGTCGTGAAGTTCGAGCTTGCGGAGGGCGACCCGTTGCTTTGCGTGGCTTCGAGCCGTGACCTCCGCGCATGGGCGGAAGGCGGAGAGGACAAGGGGCCGTATGACCCGAAGTCGTTTTCCGGGAACGACCTGAACGACCTCGTGGCGATCCCGTTGAGCCGTGGAAGCGGCGACAGAGCGGTTTCCGTGACGATAGGGCGAGATTCGTACAAGGTGGAAGGCAAAGGCACTATCGAAATGAAAAACGACGGCACGGTGCTCGTAAACGGGCATCTTGAGGTAGCCGCGCCATGAAGTACGTAGCCGTGAGCGGAATGACCGTTATCCCTGTAGAACAGGGCGTAAGCATCGACGGATGGACCGTCACCACGCAGCCGTCATCCAACGTTTTTGCAGACGGGAAGGGCGTTTATTCCGGCGGAATATCCGTCACCGTTCCGCAGCCTACGCTTGTGGAAGGCGGATTTGTCGCGCCACCGACGACGTTCACATTGCACCCTTCGTCGCTATACGTCAAGGCGGACGGCAAGTACGCGCTGCTCGAAGGCGACACTAGCGACACTGTGACGCTCACCGGTACGAACCCCGGATCGGGTGCAACGTCCGAATTTTCGTTGACGCTGAAAGTCTCGGTTGCCGGGCAGACTTGCGTAAAG